CACAACGGCTCCGGCAAATCCACCCTCGCCCTCCTCCTCCCCCCCCCCCCCCCCCCCCACACCCCCCCCCCCCCCGCCCCCCCCCGGGGGGGGGGGGGGTCTTGTGTATCACCTGCAGGTCACAGGCCGAGGCGCTCGACCGCCTTCCAGAAGTCAGCGGCGGTCACGACCTGGTAGAAGCCCTGACGGTTAACGGTAATCGTGCCGTTGCTCGGGTCACCGGCCATGTACCAAGCGAAGCACTCGTCAACCAGCTCCTCGATGTCCGTGTCAGCGTCAAGGCCGATAGCCTCACGGACCATGCCCCGCACCTCCTCAAGGGTGGTGAAGCGGGTGGGCTCCTCGGTCAGCTCGATAACCTCTGCCAGCTCGTCGGGGGTGTAGATGGTCTGCATTAGGGGTCTCCTTCATTGAGTTGCAGGGGGCTTGTTCCCTCCTGACACCATTAACTATAGCCCGCGCGCAACGCTAAGTCAACACGTGGGGACATGACACCCACCACAAGGATATAGCCATGGCCCGCCGACGCTGCCCACACCCGAACTGCCCCGCCCTCATCCCACACCCCGGCCCCCGGTACTGTCCCACCCACAACCGCGAGCGCGAACAGCAACGAGGCTACTCAACCGCACGCGGATACGACCGCCACTACCGGGCCGCCCGGGCGCGGGCCGCCCGCCTCGTCGAGGCCGGCCAGGCCGTGTGCTGGCGGTGTGGCAAGCCCATCAAGGCAGGCGAAGCGTTTGATCTTGGTCATGACGACGAAGATCGTTCGATCATTCGCGGACCAGAACACGTTTTTTGCAATCGCAGCGCCGCAGGCAAAGCGGCCCACAAATACGACCGAACCGAAACGGACTAACACGTACACCCCCCAGGGGGGTGGCCCCGACGGGGGCCCCGTCAGACCGCCGGTGAGGGATGTAAACAGTGCGGAGGGTTCAAGACTTCCCGCCCGCAACCGAAAAGCCGCCCGGCGCGACGCCAAGGTGGCCCTGCAGGCAGGCGCGACGCCGGCCAGCGAGGAGACCGACCATGCCTTCCGGTGGAGCGCGCGCCCGTAGTGGGCCGCCCGTCAACCCGAACTCAGCCAGAAGCGATGCACGCGGTATCGCTTTCCGTCAGCTCGGCGGCGTTCCCGCCACCGCGCCCGTGCCAGAATTCACCATGCCCCCCATGCAGTTGTGGGAGACCCTGCCCAACGGGGGGCGCCGTTTCCGCAAGCTCGCAACCGAGCTACGTTGGAAGCGCGAACTCGAGCTATGGGAGTGGGCGTGGAAGCAGCCGCAATCCGAGGTGTGGCGCGAGCAGCCCTGGATGACGTACAGCGTCGCCCAGTGGGTGCGCCTCGCCGTCACCTGTGAGGAGGAGGGCGCGAAGGCGGGCGATAAGACCGCGCTCCTGCGATTGGCCGACCAGATCGGCCTCACCGCCTCTGGCCTGGCCTTGCATCAGTGGCAGATCACGACCGGCCAGCCCGCCGATCAGGCCGAGCCGTCTGAGCGCCCGGCCCGCCGCCGCTCCTCCCGCGCTCGCCTCGCTGGTATGACCGTCGTCGACGGCGAAGCCGATGTCTCATGACGAGTACGCGCCGCCGCCGCTCGCCCTCGATTTCAACCCGAATCACACGCTTGGGTTCCTCATCTCGGACTGGATCGAAGCCCACTGCCTCGTCCCCTCGGGCGTGTATTTCAATCAACCGCTCGTGCTGAATGGGTGGCAGTTGTTTTGCAACGCGAACCATTACCGGGTCAAGGCGACCGCCAAGCCTGACCCGCACCGTCTGGTAGAGCCGTTCACCTACCGTCGCAGCCTGTGGGTTGGCCCTCAGAAGTCGGGTAAGTCACCGCTCGCGGCGGCGGTCGCGCTCGCGGAAGGCGTGGGGCCCGCCATGTTCGCGGGCTGGGCGAAAGACGGCGACGTTTACCGCTGTTCAGACCACGGGTGCGGGTGCGGCTGGGAATACTGGTACGAGCCAGGCGAAGCCATGGGCAGGCCCCGTGACAAGAGCCTGATCGCCCTCCTCGCGTTCGCTGAGGACCAGACCCGAAACGTCTACGAACCGCTACAGGCCATGATTAAGAGCGGCCCGCTCGGCGACTTCGTACGGGTGCGCGAAGGTTTCGTGCGTCTCCCGAATGAGGGGAAGATCGTGCCCGTCACGAGCGCGGCCCGCTCGAAGCTCGGCCAGCCCTTCACGTGCGCTATCGCGGACGAGTCGGGCCTCTACACGCCCCAGTCGGGCGTGCTGAATACGTGGCAGACGATCCGACGCGCCGTCGCAGGTATGCAGGGCCGCACAATCGAGCTGACAAACCCCTGGGACCCCATGGAGGACAGTGCGGCGCAGCAGGCCTATCAGTCGAGGGCGCGCGACATCTTCAAGTTTTACGAAAAGCCTCCCCTGGACTGGGATTACACGAAGAAAGCGGATCGCTCCAAGATTCACCGCTTCGTGTATGCCTCGTCGCCGTGGGTTGACCCCAAGGCCATTGACGCCGAGGTCGACGAACTCATGGAAACCGACCCCACCCAGGCCGAACGCTTTTTCGGCAATCGGCTTGTGCAGGGTAAGGGCTCCTATCTCACCGAGAAGGTCTGGGACCGTCAGACCCGTGACACCCAGCCCGAACCGGGGTGCGAGATCGCCCTCGGGTTTGACGGCTCGCGGTCGGGCGACTGGACGGCGATCCGCGCCGAAACCGTCGACGGCCTGCGCTTCACCCCCACGTATGGGCCGGATCAGCGGCCCACCGTGTGGAACCCCGAGGAGTGGCCCGAAGGCCGCATCCCTAGGGGTGAGGTGGACGCGGCGGTCGCTGAGCTCATGGACCGCTACACGATTCAGCGGTTCTACTGCGACCCGAGGCATTGGGAAACCCAGATCGACCACTGGGAGCAGCTTTACGGCGATTACGTGGTGGTGCAGTGGCCTACGAACTCGATTACGAGGATGTTCGCGGCGCTGGTGCGGTTCCGTGAGGATCTCGCCGAAGGCCTGACCACGCACACCCCGGATGAGACCGCGAAGCTATGCGCCCTGCACGCCCGAAAGGTCGCCAAGCCGGGCGATAAGTTCATCCTCGGCAAGCCAGCTGAGCATATGAAGATCGACGTACTTATGGCCGACATCTTGGCTCACGAGGCCGCGGCGGATGAGCACGCCGAAGGCTGGGAGGCCGGCGGCGCTATCAGCTTCGCATGGTAAAGGACACAACCCGTATGACTGACCAGATCACCCGCGACGAGGCGAAGCTCCTCGCCGACGCTGAGAACGCCCTGAACCTCACCGCCCCGGCGGACCGTAAGCACCGCGCCTATTACGAGGGCCGCCAGACCCTTCAGCACCTTGGTCTGGCGCTGCCCCCGTCGCTTCGCACCCTCGAGACCGTCGTCAACTGGCCTAGGGTCGTTGTCGACACGATTGAGGAACGCCAGGACGTGCGCGGCATCATGGTTCCCGCACATCCCGAGGTCGCTGAGGATCTTCGCGCCATGATCGACGCGAACGACTTGGCCGCCGAGCTGTGCAAGTGGAAGCGTGACCGGCTGATTTACGGGCGGGCGTACCTGTCCGTCGGTGTGGGCGACGCTGAGGGCAACTACCCGATCATTTGCGTGGAATCCCCCCGTCAAATGACGGCGAAGTTCGACTACCGTCGCAAGACGATCACGCACGCGGTGCGCATCGTGACCGACCAGGCCGCCGACGGCACGCAAACCCGTTACGCGACGATTTACACACCGGATACCACGACCACGTACGCGACGGTGGGCGGCACCTGGCGCGTGGTCGACCGCGACGAGCACCACCTCGGTGTCGTGCCCGTGATCCCGTCTTTCAATCGTCAGATGACGGGTGAGACCACGGGGCACTCGGAGATGGACGACATCATGGGCGTGACAGATGCCGCCGCCCGCGCGATCACGCAGATGCAAGCCGCCCTCGAGACGAACGCCGTCCCGAAACGCATCATCATGGGCGCCAAGCGCTCAGACTTCGCCGACCCGTCCGCGTGGACCAATTACCTGAATCCCTTCGTGGCCCTGCAGAACGCGGGCGCGAAGGTCACACAGCTCGCCCCCGGCGAACTGAGCAACTTCCACAACACCATTGAGCTGTACGGAAAGCTCGCCGCGTCCCTGACGGGCTTCCCCGCCCGTTATTTCGGCCTCATCACGACGAATCCGCCCGCTGAGGGCGCGATCCGAGCCGAAGAGTCCAAGCTGGTGAAACGGGTGGAGCGGGTCAACGCTGAGTGTGGCGCCGCCCTCTCCCGCGCGCTCACAATCGCCGCACGCATCATGGGCCACACCGTCCCCATGGGCGCCGTGAATGTTGCCTGGCATGACCCCGCGACCCCCACGTTCAGCCAGAAGGCCGACGCCCTGCAGAAGCTCGCGGGCGGCAAGCCCCTGATTAGCCGCGAGGGCGCCTGGGACGAGCTCGGCTGGGACGACGCCCGCAAAGCCACGGAACGCGCGTATCTGCGCGAGGAGGAAACAGACCCCGACCTCCTGCGCTTGCTGGAAAAGACAACGCCCGCGCTGACCGACGAGACAGACACGGCCAATGGCTTCGATACCGTCAGCGATTGAACACCACTACGGCCTGGTCCGTGAACAGGAGACCCGCGCTCTGGCCGTAGCTAAACGGCATTGGCGCAAGCTAGGCCCTGGCTGGATCGGGCAGGCGTGGGCCGAGCATATCCCCACCGTCGCCGCTGCCGTTACCGACGCGCAGCGCACGGCGGTGGCCGGCGCGCTCGTCAGTGGCGCCCTCGCACTCGGAGAGCAAGGCACATGGGCCGCGCCTGACGCCATCGTCGCCCCCGACGCGTTCGCCGGGCTCGCAGCCGACGGGCGCAGCCTTGAAAAGCTGTTGGATATACCAGCGCGGACAACGCGCAGACTCATGAGCTATGGCATGGACGCCGCGCAAGCGCTTGAAGCGGGCGAGCGGCAACTGACGATGATGGTCCTGACTGAGATCGCGGACGCGGGTCGTGGCGCGGCTGGCGTGCAGATCGCCGCCCGGCCGCGCACGGGCTACGTGCGGATGCTTGCGCCGCCGTCCTGCTCGCGGTGCGTGGTCCTCGCAGGCCGGTTTTACCGCTGGAATCAAGGGTTTTTGCGGCATCCCCGGTGCGACTGTAAGCATGTGCCGACCATGGTAGCCGATCAGGCCGAGGCGGCCGCGCATGGCCTCATCGATGACCCGTACGAGGCGTTCAACAGCATGAGCGAAGCCGAGCAAAACCGGGTGTTCACAAAGGCAGGCGCCCGCGCCATTCGTGATGGTGCCGACATCTTCCAGGTCGTCAACGCTCGCCGCGGCATGAAGAACCGGGGCGCGTTCACGAACGAAGGTATTACCCGCTTCGGGTGGGCTGGCCAACTCCTGAAGCCCAGGCAGCGCCGCCCGACCCCGGAAACGATCTACCAATGGGCTACTAGCCGAGAGAACGCCGTCGAGATGCTTCGCACATACGGCTACATTACCGGGCGCGGGCAGGTGTCCTCTGGCGTCATCAGGGGCCAACGTGAAGGCCGTAGCACGAACATGATGTCGGTCCTCACCGCCGCCGAGCAGCGCGTTTTTATCGCGACCCGCGACTGGCGAGATGTCGAGCGTGGCCTGAACCCGTGGACCCCACGCGCTCAGGAACGCCACGGAGGCGCGCGCATCGGCGGCGCTGACGCGCCGCTCACACCTGAGATCGCCGCCGAAGTGGAGGCCCGCTATTACGCGGCCACCGCGACAGGCGGCGAACTGACCCGGATGCGCGCCCTCCTGCGCGCCTCCCGCTAAGCCACCGACTCGCGCCGCGACGGCGCGGGCGGTCCCCCTCGAGCGATTCGAGAAAGGAAACCCAACACCAATGCCCACCGAAACCCCCACCGACCAGACGCCGGACACCAACGCGAACGAGGCCGCCGCTGAGGAAACCCTCAACGAAGGCGGCGTCAAGGCCCTGCGCGCCGAACGCGACGCCCGCAAGGCCGCCGACGCGCGCGTCAAGGACCTCGAAGCACAGGTCGCGGCCCTGACCGTGAGCCTCGACGAGACCAAGACCGCCGGGACCGTCGCCGCCGACCAGGCAGCCGCACAGGTCGCGGAACTGCAGGCGAAGCTCGCCCGCGCCGAGGTCATTCACAGCATGAATGTGCCTGACGCGCTCGCGGACTTCCTGCAGGGCAGCAACACCGAGGAACTCACGGCGTCCGCTGAAAAGCTCCTCGCCGCGATTCCCGCACCGGCCCCGGCCTCTGACGCGGCCCCCGCGCCGCTGGCTATGCGTCCCGACCCGTCGCAGGGCGGCGCGCCCGAACCGACGACCACCACGGACGCGCTCACGGCAATGCTGATCGGCGCGGTCGGCGGGCGCTGACGCACTGAGCAGCCCACCCACCCCACAACTCACCGCTCGAAGGGAGCACCCCACAATGGCTATCACCAATCCCAAGAAGCTCGCCGACTTTAATGGGTTCATTAAGCCCGAACTCGCCGGCCCCATTTTCGACGAGGCCGCCAAGGGCTCGGCGGCTATGTCCCTCATGAAGAAGGTTCCGCTCGGCGCGTCTGGCCAGGCTTTCCCCATCGTGACCGGCAAGCCCACCGCCAACTGGACCGCTGAGGGCGCGAAGAAGCACACCACCGAGGCCTCCCTCGGCCTCGTGACCATGCAGCCGAAGAAACTGACGGCAATCGCGGTCGCTTCTCAGGAGGTCATTCGCGCCAACCCCGGCGGCTACTCTGAGACCCTCGCCGGTCTGCTCGCCGAGGCGTTCGCCCGCGCGTTCGACCTCGCCGTTTTCTTCGACAAGGGCGGCGACGGCACCGGCACCGGCCCGTTCGGAACCTCCCTGTGGTCCACCACCAAGTCCGTCACGCTGGGCGCCACCGCCGACGCGAACGTCTACGACGACATCGTCAAGGCGATGGGCCTGAACCTTCAGGGAACCCCCAAGAAGCAGGTCAACGGCTTCGCTTTCGACACCGGCTTCGAGGTCGACCTCCTCACCACGAAGGACGCGTCGGGCCGCCCCCTGTTCGCCGAGGCCTCCTATGACGGCCTGATCCCCGCCCTGCGCTCGGGCTCTATCCTGGGCCGCCCCTCCTACCTGCACGAGAACGTCGGTCTGGACAAGACCGTCGGCTTCGCGGGCGACTGGACCAAGGCCGCGTGGGGCACCGTCGGTGGTATCACCATGGATGTGTCCACCGAGGCCACGGTCACCATCGGCGGGCAGCTCGTGTCCCTGTACGAGCAGAACCTCGTCGCCATCCGCGCCGAGGCCGAGTACGGCTTCGCGCTCGCCGACAAGGAAGCGTTCGTCAAGATCGTCCGCAAGTGACCGACGACGTCGTTCACTTGCTTAGCCCGGCGGGTGACCACGTCGCCGTGCCCGCGAGCCAACTCCCGTACTGGGAGCGGCTCGGGTACGTGCGGCGCTCGCCCGCCGGGCAACCCACCACCGCTGACGACTGATAGGGGGCGCGCGTGTCTTACGCGACCGTTATTGACGTGGCGACCACCCTGGGCCGCCCGATCACCGACCAGGACGAGCAGCGCCAAGTCCTGAACTGGATCGGCAAGACTGAGCGCATCATCAGCGCCCGCCTCGGAGACCTGGCCGCGCTTGACCGTCAGATCCTCGCCGACGTCATCAGCGAGGTCGTGGCCCGCCGCGCACGCAACCCGGACGGCAAGCGGAACGAAAGGATCGACGACTACAGCTATACGCTGGACGCCGCCGCATCCGCTGTGGAGCTCACCCTCACCGCCGATGAGTGGGCGCGCCTCTCGCAGGACGGGTCCACGTCGGGCGCTTACATGCCGGTGTTGACCCCCGCGCCCTGGCTTGGGGGCCGCGACGCCGACACGACGCAGACGGGGGGTTGGGCATGAGCGCGCGCACCGCCGTTATCGCGGGCCGCCGCGCCGCCGAAGCCCTCATGACCGACCGGGCAACCATCACCCGCCCGACCGTCACCACAGGCGAGGACGGCCTCGACGAGCTCACCGAAACCCCCGTCTGGTCTGGTCCGTGCAAGGTTCAGACCTACGAGGCGCACGAGACCGCGGCGAACGCAGCCGGCGCCCTCGTCACCATCCAGCGGTACTCGATCCACCTCCCGCACAGTGTGGACGCCGTTCGCGTCGGTGACCTGATCCGTGTCGCAGGCTACCTGTCCGTGTTCCGCGTGACTGGATTGTTCGACAAGACGCACGTCACCTCGCGCCGCTTCCAGGTCGACGTGGAAACGAACGGCGATGATCTCCTGTGACTGGCATCGAGATTGACACGACCGAGGTCAGGCAGATCGCCGCCGACGCGACCAGGATGCCCGGCGAACTCTCCCGCTGGCTTAGGCCAGCCGTAAGCCGTGGCGCGCTGAACATCAAACGCGCCATGCAGGCCGACCTCGAGCAGTCTGGCAACGCCGGCATCCGCGCCGTCGCCCGGTCCATCTCCTACGACCTCATCGACGGGGATCACACCATTGAAGCGGAGATCGGCCCCGACAAGCCGTCCGGCGCCCTGGCAAATATCGCGTACTTCGGCACCAGCAGGGGCGGCGGCCACACCCGCGACCCCATCGAACCGCTGAATGAGGAAGCCGAGGCGTTTCAGAAAGCCGTCGCCGAAATTGTGGAGGACCTATGGGGCTGACCCTTGACATCATGACGCAGATGCGCGCCCGCCTCACCACCCTCACGTCGACGGGCAGCACTGTTAAAGCGTTCGTCGGTGACCCGCCCAGCAACCCCGGCCTCCCCTTCGCTTTCGTGTGGGGGCCTCCCACCCTGGCCACGTCCGAAGCACTGGCCGGTTGCGGCGGTGATGTTGACGTGCGCCTGCACGTGCAGGTCGTCGCCGCGACGACCGCGAACGTCCTGGACCTCGCCGATAAGGTCACCGCCCGCCTGGCCGGAGAGATCCCCACGGTGGACGGCTGGCGTTGCTTCCCGCTCAAGCACGTGGGCGTGACGGACGTGCGCTCGGACAACTCGACCGTGGGCGCGCCCGCAAACAGGTCGCCCCGCTACTGCACCCTGACGTTCCGCGCACAAGCCACCCCCGAAACGAAGGAGGCCTAAATGCTCACCGCATACAACACCCGAACCGGCGTATTCCAGGACATCCCCGAGCACTGGATCGGGCACCCGATCTGGGGTGAGGGCTGGACGCTCACACCGCCCCCCGAGGCCCGCGAACCGCTGTGTTGCGGCCAGGAGGACGAACCCATCGACGCCCCCGACAGTGGGGACGACATCACCGACACCCTCACCGAAGGAGAGTAAACATGCCCGGAGCAAAGACCCTGGCAGATGGCCGCATCGCCCTGTGGGCGCTGACCACGAAGCCTAAGGACATGGCCAAGATCAGCGTCGAGGAAATCAAGGCCGGCAAGAAGATTTCGTGCCACATCATGAAGAACGACTACGCGCTCGGCGCCGAGTCGGACACGGAGATCACCGAGCAGGAGATGTGTAAGAAGGGCGAGGGCAAGGCCCCTGGCCCGACGACTTACTCCGGCAACATCACCGTCCTGCGTTACCTCGACGAGGCCGGCAAGCCGGTCGCCGCCGACGATTTCGTCTGGGATCTCATCAAGAAGAAGGGCACCACGATCTGGCTTGTGGAGCGTGAAGGCCCGGTCGAGTCCAATGAGATCGCATCCGGCGACATCGTGTCTGTGTACGAGGCCGTCCTCGGTACGCCGACCAAGCCGTCCGACCGCTTCGCGGGGTACATCAAGCGCACCGCGAAGCTGAACATCATGGACGCAGCCGAGGACGTGACCGTCGGCACCAACACGCTCTGACGGCCATTATCTCCCGCCCGGCAGGTTCCATAATGGGCTGCCAGACCTGCCGGGCGGGCACACCCCCACCACGCAGGCAGCCCAAAAACGCGCAGCTACACACCTAGGAGCATGGCATGGCAGCCCACGACGAAGAACTCACCATGGCCGACATGGCCCTCACCCACACCAACCCCACCGAGACCGTCACCCCCGAGACGTTCGACCTCGCCGCCTGGATCGCAGGCGTCACCCCAGTTCAGCGCACAGTGACCCTGTACGCGCGCGGCGACCTGTTCGCCGACCTCTCGGCCCTCGAAAACCGCTACGACGAGGCCAAGCGCGCCGCCAATGTAGACGATATGCGCACCCTGAAAGAGCAGATGCGCGAGGTTGCCGACCAGATTCGGGCGTCGGCCCTCGACATCACCGTCCAGGGGCGCAGCGCGGAATGGGTGCAGCGTTTCCGTAAGGACATGGACGAGTGCGGCATTGACGGCGACCAGGCCACGCTCGAGCAGCTCGCCGCGCAGATCACCGCACCCGAAGGCCTCACCGTGGACATGCTCGCCACTCTGCGCGACCGCATCGAACCCCAGGTCGTCGCATTGGTGCAGGCCGTCGCCACTGTTAACACGATGAAGCCGACGATCTCGGTCCCTTCGTGACGGAGTGCCTGGACCGGCCAACGGGAGCGTGGCTGGTTCGGGCGCTCCGTAGCGCGAAAAAGTGGGGCCGCAGGCCGACCGAGTTCCTGGGTGTCCCCGGCGACACGTGGGGCGAACTGGACAGCACGCTCGCGGGCGCGCTCGACATGTACGAGGACACGCGCGTCGGCTCCTACGGCTACCCCAAGCGCCTCACCGAAGGCGACTACGAGGGCTATTTCGAAGTCGAAGAACGCCAAGACAACGCACAAATGGCCCTCGACCTGTGGCGCAAGAAGCACAAGAACGGGCCCGCGCCCGGCATGGTCCCGACGGTGGTGTTCACCGGCACCGAGGACTAGCCGCCGGGCGGGGAGGCCCGTCATATAGCGGCGCGGTTCGCGCGGAAAGGCAAACGCCCATGACTGAACGGTCAATTAAGGTCACCCTGCGCGCGAACGTCGCAGATTTCAACAGGCAGATCAAGAGCGCGGCGACGAGCCTCGACCAGCTCGCCGCGAAAGGTGACCCGACCGGCAAGGTCGCCGAGACCACCATGGGCCGACTGGCCCAGTCCGCCCAGCTGCAGCGCGCTGCCTGGGACACCGCGTCGACCGCCATGGTCGGGTACGGTGTCGCCGCTGCAGCCGCCGCCGGCTACGTCGTCAAGAGCTTCGCGGACTTTGACCAGGCCATGAGCAACGTGCAGGCCGCCACGCACGAGTCCGCCGAAAACATGGACCAGCTCAGGGAGGCTGCGATTCAGGCGGGCGCCGACACCGCGTTCAGTGCGTCCGAAGCAGCCGGCGCAATCGAAGAGCTCGCCAAGGCGGGCGTGTCGACCGCTGACATCCTGAACGGCGGCCTCAAGGGGTCGCTCGACCTGGCCGCCGCCCGCGGCATGGGGGGCCGCGGCGCCGCCGGGGCTGGCTCCCCGGCCCC